GTTAAATAAGCGAGTGAATTTATCTGATTGTGATAAGATCATACACTACACCGAATATACAATAGCTGAATTTCTTGAACAACAAACTGGCCCAACGTTGGGCTAAGGAGTCACATGGAACCAGATGGAAAAATAGGGAGGCCACTAGGCCACTCAAAAATAAACGATGTAAAACTAATGCAATTGCTGAGGGACAACAAGACTCGCCAGCAATGTGCCACTTATTTCGGGTGCACAATAAGCGCTATCAAGGCCGCAGAGAAGCGCATTAAACATGCTATTGAGGTTGCCCACCACAGTAATAACGATGAAGTTAGTGACGGCATTGATTCGGTAGAGCAACTGAAAAAGATCAATCTTAAGATCATTGAACAGTTATCCAGATGTGATAGATTATTTGAACGAGAGGAAGCAAGAACTGTCGCCCTTGAGAAAGTTCAAAAGAAACTTGACGAGAATCCACACGATATTGACGCTCAGTCCATAATGGATAAGATATGGACAAATAATCTCAAGGGCGTCCTTGCTATCCAAACCAATACTATTAACGTGTCCGGTGAGATAAGGAAGCAAGTTGAGCTTCAATTGAAGATAGCGGAGACACTATATAATATTCAAATGATGCAGGAATTCCAAGCGGAAATGATCGCGCTATTAAAAGAGGTTGATCCGTTTGTTGCTCAGAAATTCAAGACAAAACTCCAAGAACGTAAGATGCTCAGGGGATTAGTGAAAGTAGGTCCAGTATGATAACTAAAGAACAAAAGAAAATAGATATGATGGGAGACCTACTTGGAGCGCTAGACAAGGAAATGGGAGATGATGATTCCAATCCAATTCCATTCGGAGATTGGCCGGAAGCCCACAAGATACTTCTTGATGGCCGCCAATTCTCGTTTAAGCGGCACGAATACCTTATCGAACCATACCATGACACGCATCCATACCAAGTAGAAATAAAGGCTACACAACTTGGTCTAACAGCAAAGGCATTACTAAGGGTAATCTATGGATGTAGATATCAATCATATCGTGGAATATTGTATCTATTCCCATCAAGGTCTGATGTTACCGACTTATCAAAAACACGATTAACTCCATTAATAGAAGAGAACCCAGACACGATAGGAAGGTGGATTCAGGATACAGATTCAGCAAATGTGAAGAAAATCTGGAATAGTTTCTTGTATTTACGCGGTATGCGTTCGAGAGTCGGTCTGAAAAGTATTCCGGTGGACTTTGAAGTCTTTGATGAACTTGACGAGGCACCACAGAATGCCGTAGAGATGGCGATAGAACGTATGGCACATTCTGACACAGGAGACTTATTATTTTTGTCTAATCCAACGCTACCAGATTTTGGTATAGATAGATTGTTTTCGTTTACAGACATGCAATTTTTCCTATTAAAATGCCAGAAATGCAACGAATATACAGACCTAGTAGAAACATTTCCAGACTGTTTAAGACGTGTCCACGGGAGAGTAATACGAGCTTGTTGTAAATGCGGCGCAGAACTTGATCCAGCTATTGGGCAGTGGGTAGCAAAACGTCCATCAATTACTGAAAGAAGGGGAAGGCAATATTCACAATTATACTCACAAACAAAAACGAACACACCGGAATTAATATTACATAAATTTCAATCTGCCGACAATTTAACAAACTTCTATAACTTAAACATAGGTGTAGCATACGCAGACTCAGAGAACAGGCTTTCAATCGAAGAGGTCTTAAGTTGCTGCGGAGACGGCGGTATGTTAAGTTCATCAGATCGCGGATGCTTTATGGGTGTAGACCAAGGGTCTAATCTTCACGTTGTTATAGGAAGAAATCATCCAAAAAAAGCTGGTGAAATTATTTGGGTTGGAACCCTAAAGGGGAATAACGAGAATGATAAAACAGACGAAAGCGGATGGAGAGAGCTTGATGAATTAATGAACCGATTTAAGGTTATGAGATGTGTTGTTGATGCAATGCCAAACATCAAGTTTGCGCGTAATTTCTCTGAGAGGTTTCACGGAAGGGTATTTATTAATTTCTATAACGAACACCAAAAAGGCAGTTACAGGTGGAACGAAAAAGATATGATCGTGCAGGCGAATAGAACAGAATCACTTGATTCGTCTCACAGGGAGATTGCGACAGGTAATATTATTATCCCTCGCAGGTCTGATATAATTAATGATTTTGCGGCACAACTCCATAATATCGCAAAAAGACTTGAGACGGACGATGAAACGGGGAGCCAAAAATATATATACCATAGACTCGGCAATGGTAAGGACCATTATAGACACGCATATAACTATGAATGTATGGCTCGTCAAAGCAGCCCAGAACTAACGTTCCCAGAATTACTATAGGAGAATTATGCGATCACTAGGAGGAATGGTTTGGCCTGACAATGGGAACCCCGGATTTCTTTGCGTTGTTGTGGAAAAGTCGCAATCACCAGAAAAGACACTTGAAAAACCTATAGAGACGCTTGACGTTACTGTAGAATTTGCCACAAATACAATCACAGAATTGTGTCAAAAAATCAAAGACGAGAAACATCTTGATGCTGTCTATGTTTCAGGTGATTCAAAATACCAGTCTTATATACGAGAATATATGAGATGGAGAAGGGACGAAAACTGTAAGGTTATCTTACGGTGCCCACAAGTATCATCATTTGAAGCTGGCGTTTTAAAGATCAAGGAATACACCGCAAAAGGACTTCTAACATTTGGGACAGATTCAATAATTAAGGCCCAATTACGGGTATTTTCTAAACTAAGTCTAAAGAATGAGGGAGAGTTTTATGCCGTATCAGCATTGACACAGGTTATTAATTCATTTAAAAAACGGACAGTGGTTTCGCAGGAACATGAGCTAAGTATAAAAAGCTGGTATTAAGCCTAACAAAACTAAATGCTTGACAGTGTAGGTAAAAAGGATTATTAAGGCAACAAGTGACACGCCATTGTGTGTCGTAAGCGCAACATGCAGACTTAATCAGTGGATACTCAAGCCCACGGGAAGGTATTAAAAATGGACATCATAGAGTCTAGGTTAGAAAAAGCAGATGCCGAGGCAGATAAGCTTTGGGATGCAGTTTACGGAGAAAAGAAAGAACCAGTAAAAGAAGAAACAATTACCAATGAAGTTGTTCCAGAAGAAAAGGTAGTTGATGAAACTCCAAAGGAAACAGTAGTTGAGACGGCAGTACCTGTAGAAGATGTTGCCAAACCCGACGAAAAGAAACCAGAAGAGAAAAAACAGTCGGATGATAAAGACTATAAACAGATGTACAAAACGCTCGAAGGAAAATATCGGGCAGAAGTACCACGGTTATAGCAGAAAATCGAAGACTGAATGACTCCATCACAGACCTTAAATCGAGCGTAGCAGTACTAGAAGCAAAGATTTCATCCGGCGGCAAGAAAGACGCGCTGATCGGAGACGAGGAAATCACGAAACTTGAAGCTGACTACCCGGACGTTGGAAAGGTGATTGCAAAACTTCAAACAGGATACGAGACTAAAATAACCGAGCTTGAAAGACAACTCGATAAAAACAAGAACGTATCTACTGAACTGGCAACAGTCAAGAATGATGTTGTTGCAACAAAACAGCAGCAGTTTGATCTTGACATGAAGAACGCTGGATTCCCAGATTGGAGACTGATTGACGTAAGTCCAGAATTCAATGCTTGGCTTGAAGGGGAGATTCCTTATACCAACTTCACAAAAATGGATGCGATTAAGGATGCTGCCAGTAGGTTCGACTCAAATACCGTAGCTAAGTTCTTCACAGACTTTAAGGCAACACAAAAGACAATAGTTCTTCCAGTTGATGCAGATGCACAACGGGAGGGTAATTTAGAGAAATTCGTTGCGCCGTCAACAACACCGGTTTCGGTGACACACAAAACGACGCAGACAGGATACACAAGAGCAGATTACGAGACTTTTATGAGGGAGTCTGCCAAAGGAAAGTTTAACCCCGCCAAATGGGGCGGGAAAACAGAGGAAGCAGTTGAACTTATGTTTGACACCTTAATTTCCAAAGGCGAACTTCGTTAACAAAATCCCCGCTGCCCTTTGATGTATCACACATAGGAGGAGTTATATGAGTACACAGAGAGCAGCGGGACATCCTGATTATAGTTCTGCGGGGTCTAGCAAGTTTATTAGTGAGGTTTGGTCATCTAAAATGGCCAAGAAGTATTACAAAAAGACTGTATTAACGGCCATCACAAATACTGAATATGAAGGCGAAATTAAGAAACAGGGCGATAAAGTTTATATTCGCACCGTTCCTGATACCACAGTTTTTGCCCACCAAAAGGGAATGGTTCTTCCTAAACAGCGTCCAGAATCTCCTGATCTTGAGATGCTGATTGACAAAGGCCATGGATGGAACATCCTTTTGGATGATGTTGATAAGGTTCAGAGTGACATTGATCTTTTAAATAAGTTCACTGGCGACGCAGCGAAGCAGTTAGACATTGCTGTTGATTCTGCGTTTTTGGGCGCAGTGTATGCAGACGCAAGTGCTTATAACTGTGGAGCTACAGCGGGTAAGGAAACTGCCAGTTACAATCTTGGTGCATCTGGTGCGCCTATCCAGATTACCAAAGTAAACATCATCGACTATATCACCTATTGCGGTGGTGTTCTTGATGAACAGAACGTTCCTGACGAAAACCGATGGATGGTTATTCCGTCTTGGATGGCTGTCATGCTGAAATCGTCCGACCTTAAGGACGTTTCTATGACTGGTGATCCTAAGTCTACCCTTCGTACCGGATTGCTTGGTATGATTGATAGGTTTGTGTTGTATCAGTCTAATAACATCGGAACAGTTGCTGCGGCTACTGAAACATCTGGCTTCAAGAGCTACTATGTCCTCTTTGGCAACAAAGATGCTATTAGTTTCGCTAACCAGTTTACTAAGACGGAAACCCTTCGCTCCACAGAATCGTTCGATACAATCGTTCGTGGACTGATGGTCTGGGGTTACAAAACCGTTAAAGAAGAAGCGTTGGGATATCTCTACGCACGTAAATAATTTAAGAAGCTAGGAGGAAATAATTATGGCTCTTTTGGTAGATTTCACTGGTGGTTCAGCCACACAGTCCGGGTGTACGGCACCCGATAATCAGGAATTTACGGTTGGAACAGGGAAACCGTATGATGGCCTTGGAAAGGTTTATGTTGCAAAGCGAAGATTGGATACTGCGGAAACAGGTGGGACTAATACATCAACCGATGTTTACCGGATGATTTCAGTTCCGGCTGGTACTTTGTGTCTTGGTGCTTGGATTATCACAGTAGAGGCAGAGACATCTGCTGATACGGCAACAATCGCATTGGGTGATGGAGATGGTACTGCTGGTTATCTGACAGCAACAGCACCGTCTACTACAGTTGGTGGGGTTATTGCAGAACTGTACAACGGTACTGGTGCATATCGCGCCCTTGCTGGTCGGTTCTATAAATCAGCAGATACGATTGACGTTCTTGTTGGCACCGCCGCATTCACCGATGGCGTATACGATGTATGCGCGTTATTGGTCGATTTGAATTAATTAACGTAGGGCAGGAGTAGGCAACACGCTCATTCTCCTGCCCGAATAACCCCTTGGAGGGAACACAATGAGATATGAACAATTTTCAGTCAATGAATTAACCGTTTCAAAAATCCTTAATCCTTATGGTAGTAATATTACACCCGGAGCTAACCCAACAGGTGCGCTGGATTATTATGTTGATCTTAATACCACAAACGGAACAAAGGATGGCTTAAGTCCAGATACTGCTTGTACTACAATTGCTTCGGCAATCACTAAGAGTAACGCTAGTATCGGTCTTTCGTCTAACCGTTGGTGGGCGCGAAGAAATAGAATTTTTGTTATGGGCGATGGGATCAAAGAAGACCTTACTGTACTTCCAGAAAAATGCGATATTATTGGAGTTGGTTCTGACTTATATCCGTTTCCGCGTGTCACTGGCGTTCATACAATTGCGGCTGCAAAAGTAGGATGTCGATTCATCAATATGGGATTTCAGGCTACTGGAACGGCGCACGTTATGACTGCTGTTGCTGGTTGTCATGGATTATCATTCTTAGGATGCACATTCACTGCTGCAACTGCTGGTAACACACTGGGCCTTGAGCTTACCAACTGCGCCCACGTTAGAATAAATGGGTGCAAATTCCTAACCCCCACTGGGGCAATCACTACGTCTATTT